GGTTGGGATGCGGTTCCGAAAGCATCTGCTCGTGCTGGCATGACGCTTGGCTTCAAGCGCTTCAAAGAAGAACACCTGAAGTTCTATGAAGCGACTTACGAAGTCGACACCGACGACCTCGATGAAGCCTTTGAAGCCACCAACCTCTGGGAAGGTTACAGCGTTAAACGACTGACTCGTGGCTCGAGCACTTCTGTTGGTGACATCGCAGTCCTGAATGGCAATTGCTACTTCTGCGACACCTTTGGCTGGGTAAACATGGGCAAGTATGAGGGCTTCAAATGATGGACACCGCTGGCGTTTTCATCTTGTTTCTTTCGGTAACATTCGGTTCGAATTCGCGTGACATTGAAACTCAAGAGTTCGAAACCCATGCCATATGCAAATATGCTGCAACCGAACTCACCAAGCTTTACGAAAGCGATGGGTATACGCGAGTAACTGCAGTTTGTTTGCCAAAAGAAGAAAAAGACTATTGACATTCCGTTGCTGATTGCTTATATCTAACTAGTAAAGCAAAGGAGTTCAACATGACTGACACTCTCACTCTCGCCGATCGTCGGAACCTCATGATTCGTTCAGGTTCTGTGTTTCTGAAAGAACATGTCGGCGTAGAAGTTAGTGCTGAGAAACTCGCGATCATCGTCGGCGATCGCCTCGACTGGGAAGTCGAAGATGAAAACGTCATCTATGATCCCGAGTCGCCCTACATGGACACCGCAATCCGCGAGTACTTCATGGACTATGTCGCTGGGCACTACCTCGGCACTCACTGGCCCTGCTACTGTGATAAAGTCGACATGAAAGAATTCTTCGCGAAACTCGAAGCCGCTATCGCAGCTGACAAATAAGAGGATATCATGGCCTACATTTCGAAAGACGAAGTCAAGAACGTTCGTGAAATGCTCAAGCAAGAGTTTCCCAAGTTCAAGTTTGCGGTGTCGGGTGGCAATAGCAGAAGCCTCTCGGTCGCGATCATGAAGGGTCCTGAAGACTTCAGCGAGATCACCGACAAGTGGTCGAATGCCTCGATCAACGAGTTCCATCTCTATCAGTACGGCCGCTTCGAGAAGCTCTTCGAGAAGATGCTGAAGGTGATGAAGAGCCAGAATTGGTTCGACGAGTCCGACAGCATGACTGACTACTTCCACATTGCCTATTACCTGCATCTCTCGATCGGTAAATGGAACAAACCCTACGCACAGGTGAAGTGATGACTATCAATAGTAACGGACACATCGCAGTCGATATCGCTGAAGTCAAGCGTACTAAGCAGGAGGAGATGGATCGGTTTGATTCGTTCTCTCCTGAGATTCGCGCGATTCTTCGTGATGCCCACTACAACGTTTCGATCAAGCCTGGACACGAGAAGGTGTTCCGCAATGGCATGTGGTTGAAGGAAACCCTTCGACACCTTGCTAAAGAATCTGCACTGAAGACGTATGGCTCAAACTACCCATTGGAAACTGTGCGCTGAGCTGCACTTTTTCTATTGACATCTTCGACGGGCTAGTATAGACTGTTCTAGAAAGGAACATGACATGACAGCACTTGCCAAAAAGTCTATCCTCGCCCGTCTTCTCGCTCGCGAGAATATTACGGTCGAACAGACCAACCATCACACCGCGTTCTTTGACGTAGAGAAGCGTATCCTCGGCCTTCCTTATTGGAAGGAAGTCGGGAACGATCTCTACGATCTTCTCGTTGGTCATGAGATTGGCCACGCTCTTCACACTCCCGCCGAAGGTTGGCACGAGTCGACGACCGAGATTCCCGGTTGCCCTCGTTCCTACGTTAACATCGTCGAAGACATCCGCATTGAGAAGCTTGTGCTTCGTGAGTTCCCGGGTCTTCTCGGGTCCTTCACTCGTGGTTATCAAGACCTCCTTGATCGTGACTTCTTCGGTATCAAAGACGAAGATGTTAACAAGCTCTCGTTCATGAACCGGCTTAACATCTACGCTAAGTCTCGGGGTCTGGTTGACGTTCGGTTCAACTCGAAAGAACAACCCTACGTTGATCGTGCTATGGCGGTTGAGACTTGGCTCGACGTTATGAACTCCTGCCGCGAACTCTATGCTTATATGAAAGAAGAGCTTGAGGCTGCTCGGAAAGCTCAAGAAGAACTCGACAAGTTGCTCGACGAAGCCGGCATCAAGCGTCCTCAGCCTCTTCCCAACAAGATCATCATCTCGGGGAACAAGAAAGGCGAAGGTAAGTCTGAGCCTATGTCTGAAGAGCTTAAGCAAGCAATTCTCGACGGTGAAGTTGAGATTGAAGTCGACGCTGACAGCTTCAACAACCCTGAAGAAACCGAAGAAACTGACACTGAAGAAAGCCTCCCGGTTAGCATCGGTGCTGACGACAATGCCGACGTTATCGAGACTGACAGCCTCTTCCGTGCTGCTATTGCTAAATCCCTTGTTGACTCGATTAACACTGGTGGCTCGACCCTGTATGCAAAGGGTCCGACCAAAGCAATGGCAACCGCGATCACTTCGAGCTACGAAGACGTTAAGAAGGGCCGCTTCAAAAAGGTTGACTCGGCTGACTTTCCTGCTAAACAATACATCAAGTTTGTAGCAGATATGAAAGACTCGGTCACAGTGATGGTGAAAGAGTTCGAGATGCGCAAGACTGCTCGTCGGTTTGCTCGGGCTCGTCAGTCGACGAAAGGTTCGCTTGACGTCAACGTTCTTCACAAGTATAAGTATGAAGACAACCTGTTCAAGCAAGTGACTCACCTTGACGACGATCAATCGCACGGTATGATGATGCTGATCGACTATTCGGGTTCGATGGAGTCGATCCTCCCGAAGGTGATCAAGCAGGTTCTCATCCTTGCTACCTTCTGCAAGCGGGTTGGTGTTCCCTTCGAAGTGTATGGCTTCACTAACCCCTACGGTGTTACTCGTGAGTTTCACCAGCGGGTTGCTGCTGCTAAACCCGATCTGACTTCCATTGGCATGGGCAACACCCACGTCTTCAAGTTGATCGACTCTTCGATGGCAAAGAAGACTTACGAAGAAGCTTTCAAAGCTCTCTTTGCTCAGACTGCCCCTGGTGGCCGGCATTGGAAGGGTTCGCTCGAAGCGATGGGTGGCACTCCTCTCGACACCTCTTTGCTTGCAATGTATCACCACATCGCGGCTTTCAAAGCGAAGCACAACGTTCAGAAGATGAACTTCATCACTCTGACCGACGGTGCCGGCGATGGCATCAGCATTCAGGGTGGTATCGACATGCGTGACACGAAATCGAGCTATAAGAAGCGAGTGATCGAAGTCATGGGCCAAAAGATCGCGATCAACTTTGGCTATGGCCAGGCAACTGCTTGTATCCTCGACGGTCTTCGGGCGATGGGTGTTCGCACCATGAACTATCACTTGGTGTCTGCTAGCAGCATTCAATACCATGTTAATACGAAGAATCCGCAAGACCTGATCGACATCACTGCACAAGTGAAGAAAGATGGTTGCATCGCGCTTGACAACCAAAACGGTTACGATCGTCAGATCTTCACTGTGATTGGTGGCGTCTCCGGCCAATCGTCGACGAACGATGAAGACGAAGATGATCTTGACGAAAGCACTCGGAACATCGCTACGGCCTTCGTCAACAAAGCCTTCAAGCGTAAACAAACTCGGCTGGTTGCTGCAAAATTTGCACAAATTATCTCATAAGGGGTTGACATCTGCCCCTTACTGCCTTATATAGAACTAGTGAGCCAAACAAAATTATGGAGACTTCCATGTCTGACATCCAAAACTTCATCAACGCTATCCGCGAAGCGAATCCCGGCACTACGGTTTTCAGCCGCAAAGCTCTCATCGACTTCGCTGATGCGAACGGTATGAAACATGCGGTTGTCTGGGGCGTGATCAAAAACGTTCCTTCTGTGAAACGCGGTGTCTACGATCTTGCCGCTACTGTGACTCAGCTTCGTCCGGTTGAAACCCAACCCGCGATCGTCCTCTCGGAAGAGGGTACGTATGTTCCCAAGCGTGTGAAAACCTACGTTAAGTGGGGCCACTATCGCGACATCTCCACCATCATCGAATCGAAGATGTTCTATCCCGTCTACGTCACCGGCCTCTCGGGTAACGGTAAGACGATGATGATTGAACAAGCTTGTGCTGAACTCAACCGCGAATATATCCGGGTTCAGATCACTCCTGAGACTGACGAAGACGATCTGATTGGTGGCTTCCGCCTCGTCAATGGTGAAACCGTCTTCGCCAAGGGTCCGGTCATCAAGGCGATGGAAGCTGGTGCGATTCTTCTGGTCGACGAGATTGACCGTGGTTCGAACAAGCTCATGGCTCTTCAGGGTGTTCTCGAAGGTAAGCCGGTTCTCATCAAAAAGACTGGTGAACTTGTGACTCCGGCACATGGCTTCAACGTTATCGCTACCTCGAACACCAAAGGTAAGGGTTCCGAGGATGGTCGCTTCATCGCGGCTACGATCATCGACGAAGCTTTCCTTGAGCGCTTCACCATCACCATGGAACAACCCTACCCAACTGGTCCGGTTGAAAAGAAGATCGTCGTCAAGCATATGGAACTCTACGGTCAAGTCGACGAAGACTTTGCTGAGAACCTGACGAAATGGTCGGCTGCGATTCGCAAAACCTTCGATGAAGGTGGTGTTGACGAGATCATCTCGACTCGGCGTCTGTGCCATATCGCTCAGACCTTCGCGATCTTCAAGGATCGTATGAAGTCGATCGCGCTCTGTGTCTCTCGCTTTGACGATGATACCCGGGCTGCCTTCCTTGATCTTTACTCTAAGATCGACGCTGCTGCTTCGGCTTCGAGCGCGACCCTAAGCGGTAAGTCCCACATCACTACGAATCCGGACGACGACTATCGCAATGATGCTCCGTTCTGAGGTGAATGATGATTAAGTATATTGGTGCTGCAGCCGCTTTGGCTGCAGCCTATGGAATCCCAGGAGGACTCGAAGTAACTATTGTTGCTCTTGTTCTTCTTGCTTCTATGTTCTACATCATGGTCTTTAGGTTGTTCAGTGGTCTTTCGCAGGCGATGATCATCAAAGACTTCGATGTTCTGAATATGATTACCATCTACATGATCTACATCACTATGTCGGTAATCGTGTTCATGAGTCCTTACTGGTATGTTGTTCTACTCTGTGCCCCTTGGTTGGTTATTCAGACGTTCATCAACATCCTGTCGATCCTCGTGAAGTACGACATCGTTGGTATTGAACACAAATAGGCAGGTTTTTGCTTATCGCGAAACTTCTGGTTGACAAAGCAGACAGTACCTGATAAATATTGATTACCGAAGTAAACAACAGAGGTAAAACTTCAATGAAAATCTTAACTAAAGTGGGAGTAGTCCTATCGACTATGACTCTCGTTACTATGTCTGCAATCGGTGTACAGGCATACAACGCAGATCTGGAACAAACACGATATAAAGACTACGTCCGCCAGCGCGACTGTCTAGCGCTTAATGTCTACCATGAATCAAAAGGTGAATCTGAACTTGGGCAACGTGCAGTTGCTTATGTGACTCTCAACCGAGTAAACGATCCACAATACCCCGACGACGTATGTAAGGTAGTCCACCAAGCAGTACGTTCAAGTGATGGAACACCAGTACTACATCAGTGCCAGTTCTCTTGGTACTGTGACGGACGATCCGATGAACCTGCGGATAAAGAAGCATATGCTCAAGCCAAGTTCGTCGCATCTGTCGTTATAAATACGTATGGTAATTCATTCGACCCAACGATGGGCGCAACAATGTACCACAACGATAGCGTCAACCCCGGATGGTCTGATGCTTTCGATCAAACGACTAGAATTGAAAATCACATCTTCTATCGCTAAGGAGTAGCTATGACTCGAGTTGTACAACGTGTGCAGATCATTAGTGACAGTGTAACTGTTCGAACATCTGTAGGTGCCTTCAAAGTTCTAACCGTGCATGAACGAGAAGGTGTTCCAACGATTTGGTACGAGACGCTTGAGAAACCAGTTATTCCAGTGAATGTGACATTTACTATCGTTCCTACAGGAGGTGCTGTCCCGGATCACTCGATCTATGTCGGCACTTCCTTTAAGGATGGCAAGGCTTCGCATATCTATCAGCATCCCGACGTCTGAGGAAGACGATGGAGAAGCAAGAAGAACAAAAAGAAGCTCCATCAAAACCTCGACATGAAGAACACCTTGAGAAACAACGTCGATACGACAAAGGATAAATTATGTACGACTTCAATGTCACAGTGAAAGCAACTCACTTGTATGAAGTGATTGGCACTAAGCCTATTCAGGGCTCTTTCGAAACCAGAGCGGGGTCGACGAACGAAGTGAAAGGTCGATGCACTGACTGGAACGAGGTGATTGCCTACATTCGTTCAAATCCCGAAGTGACCATCAAACAAGTGGTTGAGTTGAAAGACGTAACCGAGGTCGCGAAAAATCATGCTCGCGACACTGGTGGTTATAAAGACTAAAATAATTGTTGACATTTGTACACGAATAGTGTATAAATAATCTTGTAGTGATGATATTCACTGAACACGTTCTGGACTCGGGGGCGGTACCCGACGGGTCCACCACAGATACACTAACTGACGAGACCTACCATCATTAGTAGAATCGACGGATTCGTTGATGGCTGGAGTCAACAGGGCGGTTGACTAGTGTATCTTTGATGGGCTCGAAATAGGATCGACAGGCGGACTAGGCAGGATGGAGCTACCCGGCGCAAGCTCGGTTAACGCAAGAAAATTACAAATGCAAACGAAAACTTTGCTCCTGTAGCTTACGCTCTCGCAGCCTAATCTACTTGGGTATGGGTTCCACCTCGAAACAGAACGGGCCCGCTTACACACAACACATAACACACGAGGCATTTCATGGCAAATTCACGTCGCATTACTGCGCAAGCAACGGCTATCCCTACATATATCGGCGGATACGTTCAACCTACTACTTCTGCAATTCCGGGGTCTTTTGCAAGTGGCTTGACCGCAACGGCAGTCGCCCAACCAGCAAATCTCGGCGCAGCTTTTAAACCTAAGCGTGCCGGCAAAAACCCGAACCTCTCGCATATCATCTTCGTCCTCGACGAATCGTCTTCGATGTCGTCCTGCTGGGATCAAACCATCTCGGGCTACAACGAATATCTGAAGGCTCAGAAAGAAGACGCCGAAAAGACCGGCATCAAGACTCTGGTCTCGCTCTACAAATTCAACGGCTATGACGTTCGTTCGATCTTTGATCGTCAGGATGTTGCCGAAGTTCAACCACTCGATAAGAATAGCTATCGTCCTTCCGGTGGCACCAACCTTCATGACGCTATGGGTGGCGTTATGATGAAGATCAATTCTCTTCTGGCTGAAAAGAAGAAAGCTGATCGTGAGTCGGTTATCATCACTGTTCTGACAGACGGCGAAGAGAACCAGTCCGTTACCTTCCGCTCGGACGACATCAAAGGTATGGTCGAGAAGGCTGAAGGTAAGAACTGGGGCTTTATGTTCCTTGGTGCAAACATCGATGCATTCCATGCTGGTTCTACGCTTGGCTTCAATACCAACAACACGATGCAATTCAGCACTGCTAATGCTGCTGAGACCATGCGTGGTGCTTCGGCCATGACTTCTCGTATGAAAGGTGCATATGCATCAGGTCTGAGCACTGACGCAACCTATGCTGCTACTGCATTCTATGATTCTGAACGAGCTGCCGCTGTGGGTGACACAGATGCAGGGAAATAAGAATCCATACGAGGTTCGACTCGACATTCTCAAGATGGCACAAGAAATGCTTAATCGCGAGAAACAGATCGAAGAGAACGCTTTCTTTGCGAAGCTCGAGACTCTTCGGGCTTCCAACGCTGACGCCAATACGATCAATACGTTTATTGACGAAAGCAAACCGAAGATGTACGATCCGAGTGAAGTGGTGACTCGCTCGAGCGCGCTCTACGCCTTCGTTAACAACTCCACCACAAACAAACCTTAAGGAGAAAAATATGAAATCGATTATGCTTGCTACTGTTGCTCTGTTCGGCTTCGTCGGCGCAGCTTCGGCACTTGAACTTGGTCAATCGGGGGTCTTCCTCGACAACACCACGACTGCAACCTACTCGGTCGAAGCAGACGTGTTCACTGCAACTCACGAGTTGAACCTCAACTACAACATCGCTGACAAGACCACGGTCTATGCTCTTACCGCTGTTGACCTGAGCGACGTTGACTTTGTCGGCCTCGAGTTGGGCGTTGACTATGCCGCATGGGCACAAGGCAGCAACGAGGTTAACCTCAATGCACATGTGCTTCTGAACGAAGACCTTGATTACACCGACACCGTCGTGGAACTCGAAGTCAAGTTCTGATTGAAGAAGGAGTGGTTACCTAATAAACCCGCGCGGAGCCATGGTTAGCTCCGCTTTTTTACAAAAATTTAACGGATCCGTTATACGTATGTTACAATCATATGTTAAATATGGAATGAGCAATAACGCTCTATTTGAAAGGACACATATGAAATACGTATTGGCTTCATTCTTCGTTGCTTCTCTTGCACTTCCGGCATTTGCACGAGATCAAATTCAAGTATCGGGTTCATCGACGGTTTTGCCTTATGCTACTATTGTAGCTGAAGCATTCGGTGAAAACTTTGGATACCCAACACCTGTCGTAGAAGGTGGTGGTTCAGGTGCTGGTCGCAAGAAACTATGCGAAGGTGTAGGTGACACAACGATCGACATTGCAAACTCATCTTCAAAGATGAAGGATGCTGAGTACGAACTCTGTGCATCAAATGGCGTGACTGATGTTACCGAAGTCAGATTCGGATATGATGGTATCGTGTTTGCTTCTGACGTCAATGGTAACTCCTTTGATCTTACTCCTCATGACATCTACAAGGCACTCCATGCTTCTTCGAGTGCTGTTACTTGGATTGAAGTGAACCCATCACTTCCAGATCAAGCGATCCTGATGTTCATTCCTGGAAGCAAGCATGGTACACGCGAAGTGTTCGATGTGAAGGTCCTTGAAGAAGGTTGCAAGGTAGAGCTTGGCGTTGAAAAGCTCGATGATGCACAAAAGGAAGAATGTGTAAAAGTTCGTACCGATGGTGTTGCAGTCGAGATTGATGGTGACTATACCGAAACACTTGCACGACTCTCAAGCGATAAGTTTGGCATCGGTGTTTTCGGTCTTTCGTTCTATGAAAACAACATGTCAGTTCTGCAGGTTGCAACTGTAAATGGTGTAACACCAAGCGTTGAGACCATCTCGAGTGGTGATTATCCTATCTCTCGTCCGCTATTCTTCTACGTAAAGAATCAGCATATCGGGACGATTCCTGGTCTGAAAGAGTACATTGAGTTCTTCGTGTCCGACGACATGGCAGGGCCAAATGGTGCTCTCGTTGAGTACGGTCTGGTTCCTGATCCTGAACTTGCTGCTACTCAAGAGTTGGTTTCCGGAATCGAATAAATAGCAGGAACACCTTCTGAGGTAAGAATGGAAGACTTCCAGGCTTGGCAAAAATATCCTCAAGTTAGAATTTGGTTTGATAAGCTTTATCTCGCCGGCTATCTTGGGTATGACTGTGGGCCTGGAGGTGTTCCTCCAAGTGTATCTGGTTACTACTGTGTAAGACCCATATACAACCTCGACGGCATGGGTGTTGGTGCCAGAAAGCAATGGATCGAAGCCGGAGACAGAACCGGTGTAGAACCAGGATACTTCTGGTGTGAATGGTTCGATGGTGATCAATACTCGATTACATACGATGCTGAAAACGTATTCAGTTATGTTCAAAAGTCTTGTTTTAAAGCTGAACGTGATGAAGATCAACTCTTTCGATTCAAACGATGGACGCGATCTGATCAGCAGTTTCCTCTTCCGGTTAGACTGAATTACGAGTTCATGTTCTCTGGTGTCAATACCATCAACATCGAGATCATTGGTGATAAGGTCGTAGAGGTTCATTTTCGTGACACTCCGGACCCAGACTATGATGAACTGATCCCAGTTTGGAACGATGATCAACAAGTAGTTGACATTTATACGAAACTGGGTTATACTTGGATAGAAGCCCCCGACAATTCAAATGGATTTTTGCCAACGCGTCGGCTTGGCTTTATGGTTAAATAGGAGGTTGAATGCTCATCTCAACATATTTCAAAGAAAACGCTCAGTCAGCTCGTGCCGAAGTTATGCGAAACGAAGCTGGCGAATATTACTACATCGACTATTACGATGCCGGTGGTAACAAATTCTACACCGAAACCTTCCCGGGAAAGTCAGTATACTACGTTGAAGATGCTGCCGAAAACTGGGCATCGAACGTTAAGGTATTAAACGGATAATGCAAGTAGAACTGACGGCGGAAAGTATTCTCCGTGAAGTCAGCAAATACGTGAACGACGAAGTCTCATACATTGATGCACTAGTTCATTACGCTGAAGTTCACGGAATTGAAATCGAAGTTATTGGCGATATTGTACGTCGAAGCCAGATCATGAAGGCCAAAGTACATGAAGACGCTGAGAAACTCAATCTTGTAGAAAAAACACAGAGGTTACCAATCTAATGACGTATTCAACGCGAGATGCTTTTGAGATCTATATGTATTATCTCGCGCTGAAGAGGCACTTCACCACTGATTATGATTACTTCAAGTACAATGGTAAGGTGAAGGCCTCTCAACAATCCTTCGAGAACCGTAGAGACAAATTTCAGTTCTACAAACTCTCGAAGCGCAAGGATGCTAAAGAGTTCATCCTTGCAAACATGATCTTCGAACCAACGCTTTGGATCGGAGACCTTCTCGACAATGAGAAGGCTGAAGAGGTTTACAGTGAATGGACTCGTAGGCAACAGACATTGTCTTACGTGTTCAAGAACGACCTCAGCGAGTTGAATGACGACTTCAACTCAAACTTGCTCGTGCCAGATGGGCAGCATCCTCGACTCCTCCAGTTGTACAACATGCGTCGAATCAACATCGAAACGTTGGTAATCATCGACGATATGGTGCACAATTTTTCTTACTGGGAGCGAAAAATTGCTGACCCAATCATCTTTCCGAGTATAAATAAGTTTGTCAGCAAGGTAAGACCATTCATCAAATACGATAAGTCGAAGATGAAAGCAATACTGCTCGACAAATTCTCACAATCGCAACAAGCCGCTTAAAATCGCATACAATCGCAAAGGATATTACAAATGTCAAATAGCTTCGCAGCTCTCAAAAAAGCCCGTTCGTCTTCGTTCGACAAACTGAACCAGCAACTTCAAAAGACGGTCGGCGGCCAATCCAACAACAACGATGACAAATACTGGAAACCCGACGTTGACAAAGCCGGGAATGGATACGCTGTTATCCGCTTCTTGCCTGCCACAGAAGGTGAAGACGTTCCGTTTGTCAAGATGCACGACCATGGTTTCCAAGGTCCTGGTGGATGGTACATTGAGAACTCTCTGACCACTTTGGGTCAAGACGACCCTGTTTCTGAGCACAACTCGAAACTGTGGAACTCCGGCAATGAAGCCGACAAGGACATCGCGCGTAAACAAAAGCGCCGTACAAACTTCCATGCCAACATTTATGTTGTGAAGGACTCGGCCAATCCTCAGCACGAGGGTAAGGTATTCCTTTTCAAGTTTGGCAAGAAGATCATGGAGAAGCTTCAGGAAGCTATGAACCCACAGTACGAAGGTGAGACTCCGGTCAACCCATTCGACATGTGGGAGGGTGCTGACTTCAAACTGAAGATTCGTAACTACGAAGGCTACCGCAACTACGATCGCTCTGAGTTCTCTGAAGCCGGTCCGATGACTAACCCTAAGGGCGAGTCTCTGTCTGACGAGCAACTCGAAGAAATCTGGAAGCAACAGCATTCTCTGAAGGAGATCGTCGATCCTAAAAACTTCAAGACGTATGATGAACTGAAAGCAAAGCTTTACAAGGTTCTCGGTCTTGATGGCAGTTCGCACGCACCCATGAAACCCGCTGCCGAGGACGACGGGGAGATGGACTTCACTCCAAAGTTTAAGGAGCGTAAAGCACCTAAGCAGGAAGAGGCTCCATCTCCATCATTCACTCCATCGCTTGACGAAGATGACGATACCCTCGACTTCTTCAAGAGTCTTGCAGCTGGTGACTGAGTCAACGAGAAGGAGCCTACGGGCTCCTTCTTCATATCGGAGAATAGATTATGGCCTACAAAAGAACATCGAAGAAAACTGGTAGAACCACTCGAAGAACTCACACTATCAATACAAATGGTAGTGAAACGAACTCTTTTTCACAGGGTACAAAGAATTTTCGTACTACTTATTCAAACAACTCTCAGACCGGCAGTAAAGTAACTCAGACCTACCGCGACGGCGCTGGGTTTACACATACGCGAGTCCTAAGCAAAACAAAGTCTGCAGCTGCACTCGAAAGAGAACACAAACGCGAACAAAAGTTTTGGAGAGATGCGTTCAGTGGCAAAAAGAAAAAGACTACGATCGCTGATAACCTTGCGG